GCCGAGTACGACGCACGGGCTGCGTTTTCCTAGCGGCACGAGCCGCCCTGGAATGGCCCTGATAGCAGCGTTGGCAAAGCCCTTCTCCCATATGATGCTGTTTATATTGGTACGGGGTATGACAGCACCTCTTCCGCACATGGGCCGCCACCAGAGCCTGCGGGTCCATAGGCCCACCACACCACCGGCAGCACAGCTGATAGGGATCACTGCTGGTCAGCGGTTGAGGGCGATCCGAATAACGCCCAGCAACCACACCGGCAACCCGCACCCCCCGCCACTCACAGTCCGATAGCATCCGCTCACAAGCCTCAAGCAGAGGGCACTGCGCGCACAAGAGTTTGGCCTGCTGGTGGCGCTTCCGCATACGCGCCACCGGCTCACCCGCCGCAGCCGGATCCCACAGACTCGGCGCAGACGGGGTCGCACGCATATCACGCTGCTGGCAGATACCCAGCTCAGCATCACCACCGCACGGCAACATGGTCATACCGCACCACCAGTCGGATTCGTACGCGCTAACCGCACCCGCGCTTTCTGGGGCTTCGCCCCATCAATCACCGTGTCGTACTCAAACCCATCACCATCACGCACCACATCACCGGCAGCATCCGCACCGACATTAGACGCCCCTGCATCCGCGCCGGGGAGCCCCGGGAGGGGCTCCTGCACGCCACGGTCAGCAGGCACGAAGGAATACGACTCGAACATGTCCTTCAATGCGACGTACACCCTGGCGCGGTGGCGTTGGGTTGCGAGCGGCACCGGGATGATATCTGTGTCAAGCTGGTGTGCCGCAGCACCTAGCGCGGCAGCCTGGGCGGCAGTGAACATAATTGGATCATCTGCTTGGCCCACCGTCCCAGCACGATCTTTTGCTCGTGCTTTCGCCTCAGCACGCACCCGGTCGAACAGCTGCATCGCATCTGTGGTGAACGCCGAATCAGCCCGTGCCGCGGTCACCTCCGTCAGGTCACCGCAGGTGCCGGAAAGGTCCTGTAACTGCACTTCCTCATCGCGGATGAAGATAGCGGCGCGGGCGTCGTCTTCTTCCTTATCCGGCTTCAATTTCAGGAAAAGCCTGGCGCTAGCCGTGGTGATTTCCACCACCCGGTGGGCCTCTTCCACATCATCGAAATAGGCACTCACATAGGCCTGCACCACATGCTGTGGGTTCGCAGCAACCACCAGTAAGCTCCCGGCATAGGTGATGAGGCGAACCACATCATAGATTTCTGGTTTGCGCTCCGTCACCCCGACCACCGCCCGGATAGCACGCTGCAACTCCCGAACATCAACCACGATTTTCGACCGCGCCGGCATCTTCTCAGGCATGATCGCTCCTCGATCCAGCATCGGCGCCAGCAGCCACACCAGCACCGCCAGACCCATCGACGATTTCCCGCAGCTTCGCGGTCACCGCACCCATACGGATAACCAGCTCGCCCAAAGCTTTCGCGGGAACACTGGAGCTACCGGACTGGGCCGCAGCTTTAGCGACCCCCGCAACCGCTTCCTGGGCAGCTTCCACCAAGGTGCAGAGCTCATCCCAATCACGGGAATGCACCGCATTGGACAGCTGCTTCTCCAGCTGGTGGTTTTCGATGCGCAACGCCTGCCTGTCTTTATTCACCCGATCCAGCTCCGTGTGCAGCTTATTAATACGGTCCGTGGCATCCACCGCCTTATGCAGCGCATCCAACGATGACGAGCGTTCCATCAGCTTTTTGATTACTTCCTGCTGCCACGCCATAGTGCGCTCCATACCGCTCCAGGCGCCGTTGAGGCTTTGCAGCAACTCTTGATCTAATCTTGGCGCAGCCATATCGCCACCCCTTCCTCTCGAACCATGGCGGCTTCCCGGATAGCCTCCAAGAACGGCTGATCCAATGCCTGAATTTCTGGCGTGAGCTCCTCAAAAGGCACCAGCGCGGGGTGGTCCGGCCGGGCAGCAGACGCCCAAGCCGCCCACGCATCATGCACATCCTCCAATTGCGTATCGACGCCCTTCGCACGCATCAGCAGCGCATAGTTGTAGAACAGTGGCAACTGCTCCTTGGTGATTTCGTCGTCGATCTCCTCAGGCAAACATGCCACGATCAACGCCGCATCCGCCTCAAGGTAATTCAGATTCGTCATTATGCAGCCTCCAGCGCTAACTGACGACGCGGCCGAGTAGCGGTCCGCACTAACGCCATATATCGTTCTTGTTGGGCCTCAACCAGTTTCATGTGGGCGTAAGCCACCGCATCACCCCAGCTACGGAACGACGCAATGAGCTCACCGCCCCACAGCACTTCCCACAAATCCGGGTACGACTGGCCGGTGAAAGCACCGAAAACACCGATTCGCTCCACACCCGGCCGAAACCGGATCCGCAGCTTCAATTGCAAATGGTTCATAATTTTTCCTTCTTTCATTTCAATTGCGCCACAGCGATGGTTGTTAGTCGCCGCCGCGGAGCACATGCTTACCAATCACGGTGATCGCACCGTCTTCGTCGATGTAGCCCATGTTCAGCATCGCCCGCCGCCCAGCAGCGGTCATTTTCTTCCCCGCAGCGTGACGGCGTAGCGACTTATGCGCCAGGTGGGCCTCGTAGGTGTTAGACTGGCCAATGCGTTTCCAGGACATTTCTTTTCCTTTCTCTGGTCTTGGGAATGTGTTTTATGCAGTCCCCCGCCTTCCCCAGCGGGGGGCCAAAGTTATCAAGGGGGTTTGTGGAGCCGGCGGCTACGTGAACAGGCGAGTCAGCGTGGCGAACTTTTCAGCCGGGATCACTTCAAAGAAGATGTCACCATCGAAGATGTGTGCGGTCCAGTCCTCACGACAGACGCGGAAACCGTCGATATTGACCGTGATAAGCCCGGTATCTTCCAGGACGAACAACTGGCGCATCTCCTCGAATCGCTCTTCCGGCACCCGGAACAGCTCACGGTCCCCGCGGGTGAAGACCACCCCATCATCGACACGCTCAGCGATGGTCCAGTCGAAAAGCTTTCCCAGGTACACGTGCGTGGCATCATCCTGCGGTAACGGCTTCGGAGCAGGATACGAGTCGCCCTGGGCGGCTTCCCCTGCGGCAGCACCATCATCATCGCCATCACACTCGTTATCCCAACGCTTCAGGAGATCATCCACAGCAATATCAATCGGGTCATCCACGTCCGAAACAGCAGTAGCATCAGCAATCGACGCATCAGGCAACACATCCAAAACACCATCATCCACTGGCTGCGCACCCCGGAGCCGAATCCGAATCCCCTCATCCGTGGCCACCAAATCAATTGTGCAATCCCGCTCTGTGTCCGCGTGCAGGTGCAAATGGAACTGGATAGGGGCGCCATCGCTCACTGGGATGCTCATATCAACCACACCAGCCCCCAAATCTGCACTACTCATCATTGTTATTCCTTTCTCTTGAAGAGGTTTACGCACCACACCTCGTGGTGCTTGGTGCCCATGGCGGGGGTCGAACCCGCAGCATCCATATGAAGCCCGGAAGGATGCGGCCATTTCATGGGCCTGGTGCCGGATAACCCGCCGGCAACGGGCCAGGATTCCACCTGAGGCTTAGATGCGATAGGTGTTGCGCTCCACCAGCTCCTCCACCTCCGCACGGATATACAAAATCTTTTGCCTTGAAAGGCGGATCCGAGACAGTCGCCCCTCCCTGGCATAGCGCTGCAGGGTACGGGTTGAAATCCGCAGATACTCCGCGGCTTCCCGGGTTGACATATAACGCGACGCCATTAGGAGACTTCCTGATCCTGCTTTACGACGGCACCATGCCCCTCACTGTGGTACTCATTAAGCGACGTCACCAACAGCTCAATAGCTATGATTAAGCCGGAAATGCACTCACTTGAAACATCAGCCGCAACACACTTCCAAGGCCCCAGTAGCCCATGAAAATAGTGCACCAACTGTCCATAAACCCGGATACGATCAACAAGCGATCGTTGCCGGCAAAAATAAGCAATACGCCGCACAGTGGTAATGCTCAGTTCAACAACAGACCAGCCCAAACGGTCACTGCTCAGTTTGACTCCACGAATGGAATGAGCCCCACCATCCTCGGCAAGCCTTATCGCAGTCGCATAAGTAAAATTCGCGTCAAAAGCAGCACCAACATGAAGCAATGCATCCTCGGTCTCTTTGGCGTATTCCAGGATCATTTCGATCAAACGAACAGAAGCCTCTTCTGACGAGGCCAAAGCCCCTTGGCTGGGGTCGCCTTCAGGCTTGGGATAATGGGTCTCCCAAACTTGAAAATGCTCGACCGTATCCGCCAGATACCGCTCAGCTATGGCAACCGCTACAGAATCACTCGTTCCTGTCATTTCTTCTACTTCCACTTACTTTCTCTCGGGTTTATCCTTCCCCTAGGGCTGCCTGCCCCGGGAAGGAGGTGATTAATCATGTTGAAGTTGTTCTACTGCGGTACAGAATGGTCAGTACTTGATGATGAGACAGCTCAAGAAGTGCTAGCCATGCTCCGTGACAACAAATATCCAGGACCCGTAACGCTCAAGCTCTTTACGGTTAAAGATGGAAAACCAAAAATCCATGTCAATCTTTCTGAGCACATTCCGTTTATGTTTTACGACGGTCCAGCAACACACACCGGTAGCGCAAAGTTCGTCTAGCGTGGGGAATATGTGAGCCCTTCCAGCATCCCCGCCAAGAGCTCTTCCCCATGATTCATGACTGACGCCAGGAACTTCGCGTCAGCGGCACTCAGCCACAAACGCTGTTCCTCGGTTTTCGGGCGGATCGCCACACCCGTCGTGGTGATCTGTACCTCTACACGAGGGTTAGACACCTCCACCAGCACATCACCCAACGATTCTTCAGAAGCACCCTGGTCCTCAGAAGAGCCTTCAGACGCCGCACCGCTCTTAGCCGTCAAGACACCAGCAAGGTAACGGTAAGCACCGCAAACCGCCCGAACATTAGCCAACTGCCGTTCATCCAAATCCTTTTCCGACAGCTGCAGTCCCGCCAAGGTCTCTTTCACTAATGCGTCAAGACTCTGCCCCTCAGGATCCTCCGCACTCTTGTTCTTCACAAAGTCACGTGCGCAAGCTTCCCGAAAAGCATCCGCCTCGTCAGCGGTGAAACCCGCCGGGGACACACCCGCAAGAACGTACACGGCCCCATCCAGATCGATATCTGCACCCATCACAATCAACTCCTTTTCTTCATCTCTTTGCTTTACGACGCCGCAACGTCTAGCAACTCAACTGCACGTAAGTACGCCTCACGCCGCCGAAGAATATCGGCAGCCTGAATCACATTGACGCCGCGATAACGAATTCCTTCCAGCTCTGTAGCTGTAACCCCCAAAAAATCGGCCAACTCCTGGTCATTCTTAGCCCCGATACTGTACGCAATCTCATCCAGCGCACCAGGGCGAATCTTTTTAAGCATCTTTCCACCAATTCCATTTTTGAACTTTGACTACATTATGTACTCGCAATTACATATTGTCAAGTGGTCTCTAAAATATCCGCATTTGCGCACGTAAAAGATGAAGTACATAATGGAATCATGAATTTTGATACTTGGTTAAAATCGCTGCCAGGAGCACCGACACCAACTATTGCCGCAAAAAAATCGGGCCTAGCTGCACCAACTCTGCTACGTCACGTAGAACGGGGGCACTCGACCGCCGATAACGTTATAGCGATCGCAAAAGCTTACGGAGTCAGCCCCATCGACGCCCTAGTTGACAACGGAATGCTTGAGCCATCCGACCTCGGTGGCGAGCGATCCCCAATCAAGGCGGCTCTCCGAGATGCCACTATCACTGAGCTACTAGAAACACTTATCGAGCGAGTAAACAACTCGGGCCTAATCGAAGGCAGTTTTGAGATGAGTACCATCGCAGGGCGTAAGCCTAGTGATGGAGTAAATGAACTAAACCCTGAGTCCAAGCCGGATGATCCTTGGGCCGCAGCAGCCACAGTCGGCGGCAAAAGCTCGTGGCGCGGTGATGAAATGGTTGCCGATGACTCGGAGGAAGAAGGCTTCCTAGGTGACGATAATTACAGCGATGGTCCATAATTTTTGTGCTACAACCAGCGGGTTTCCCAATTCGGGACTAGCCTAGATGGCATGGGAATTCTTAGTGTCGGCGGCCCACAGAATATGCTTTCACTCTCTGATAAAAGGCTTGCGCTTGTTTACGCCGCGGCTTTGGAGGTTTTTAAGCGAACCGGCCGCATTACTATCTGCTCTTGGTACGGCGATGAAGAACAATACGCTGCGGTTAGCGCATCTGCTCTCTTTCCGAAATCAATTCCTTTTCCTGGAAGAGCCTACAAGATCAAAGAAGTTGATGATGGCCAATACGTTTTGGTGCTCATTCCTGCTTACAGTACAGAACCGGCACCGGTACCCAAACCTAAAGCCGTCAAGAAAGTCGCTGATCTCGTCGAAAAACATGATTGCTGGCTCATACTAGACAAAAACGACCAAATCATCAGCACCCCCAAAGTCATCGAAGAAATCAAGGCCACTGCTAAGTGCATTGATGGAGTAGCCTACCTCAAGGAACTAAACGCCCAAGAAGAAACTTAAAGTCCTTACTCGTAACCAAGCCCCGGCGCGCTCAAGCGACCGGGGCTGTTGTGTATTTGATAATTATGTGCATGGCCTGTAATCGAATCTTTACCTAAAACCTATATGCGGAGAACAGTTTAACGGGTAACCTTTCTTAAAGGAAGCTCATAAAAACATGAGGAGACAATCATGCCCAGCATCTATGATGCTCGATCTACCAGGGAATGGTGCGATCAGGAAACCGTAGGTGAGTCCTTTTATCGAACAGCGCTTAACGATATCAGAAAACTTGTTCCACTGAATGAGCATAAAGTTCGCCGGTTTGATGCAACGCTCGTGTTGGAAATGGACAATCCCCATTCCGAAGCCGGTCATGCAATATCTGTCAGATGGCAAGACCGGGTTATTGCTTATATACCCGATTTGGAGACTGATGATTATTTTCCCGAACTGGCACGCCTTGCCGCTAGCGGGTTCGATGCCGGAGTGAGGGGTACTTTGTGGACGAATGAGACACAGCCCAATTTTAATCCCAACGATGTTCACATGTCGGTGCATGTTGGGCCGCAACCACCCGGCATGATCGTGCCTATTAACAATCCTCCTTCACGAAAATGGGCCGCCATCCCCCGGGGACAAGCTAGCCAGGTCACTAAGGAAAAAGACCACCTTGATGTGCTGCAACCATATACGGGGCTAGGCCATAAGAAAACCTACATTCTTGTGACGCTGCACAAGGTGCTTCTTGGTACGCGCACCCGCTGGGCTGGGGTCGAGGTTCGACTAGACGGTAAGCGAATCGGGGAGTTAAGTAAGGCGACTGGGGCAAAATTCCTTCCCATCATTGAGCACTATGATTCTCTCGGGCTTATTACTGTATGCCATGCCTATCTCAGGGAAACTGCCACCTCTGCTGAAGTTGCCCTCAAGGCTGCGACCTTTGAAGAGATAACAGATGCGGATCTATATAATCCCGTTATATGCCCGATCCCGCAGCTGGTGCCTTATGCTTTTGACCCTTACACCTATAATGTTCCCGGACGGTACCGGCCGGAACTCGAAGATGACGCATATAGTGATTGGGAATATGAAGAACCCCATTACCCCAATCCGCAGCGACTGGGATACTACAATGCAGAGCTGGTAGGTCCCAACAATTCCGTGGGTAGGGCACCATTGCGGGGATATTTGCAAACCAGTATAGGCCTAAGCGGTAACAAGAGCTACGCTATCTACCTTCTTTGTCTTTTCTTTGGTGGCTACATCGGGTTGCACCACTACTATGTAGGGAAAATCGGCAAAGGGGTTCTATACACATGCACAATGGGGTTGTTCATGATTGGATGGATCGGAGACCTTCTTAATCCCCGGCGCGGTTTTTATAGCTAGATTGTTATAGGCCAAGTCCCCTACCTCCGTGATGAGGGTGGGGGTTATTTTTTATAATACCCCCACTTGACACGTAACGTTCTAGAACTGTATAATGGGTAGTGTTCCACCAAGGAACAGGGAGAACTCAATAGTGGAGGGAGGTGATGATATGTCACCCTGGCGCTCCCCCGGTCCGTGGGAAGCAGCTGGTATTATTCTCGGCCTTCTGGCCTGGTTTTTCCCGAGAGGCGGTAAGCCTGGGAAGCACCGGAAAGGCGTGAAGCGATACCGGCGCGGAAAGCGGAAGAAGTAGCCTCCCCGCCCCATGACTTAGATGGGGCGGGGGGCACCCCTCCACATTACCCTTTTCTTAAAGGAGGCGAAATGAAAACATCAGTCCGGTGGGGTATCTCGGTTGCCGTTGCGGTGTTCCTCTACACCCGGCCGAATCCGCTATGGCTGCTGATCTACACGATTGGCATCATCACCCTGCTAGCAAGGGAGTTCGACCGATG